GCTCCCTTTTTTTGTGTATGCTGAACAGGCTTATACGATTACCTAATGGCATTTGTTCGCAAAAAGGTCAAAACTTTTAAGTGGCCTGTTGAAGTTCAGGAGCCTAGTTCTGATCGCCCTGGTGAATTCGACAAATTTGAATTTACAGCGGTATTCAAAAGAGTCAAGATCTCTGAAATCGAAAAGATGGGAGATGACTCTGGATTGCCTCTAGTAAAAAAAGTTCTTGTTGGCTGGGAAGGTATAGAGGATGAAGATGGCAAGCCTGTGCCTTTCTCATCAGATGAGCTTGAACTGTTTGCTGATGATGTTGATTGGTTGAAAGCTGTTTTGGCTAGCTACACCAAAACTTATGCGGATGCAGAATCGGGAAACTAAAGAAGGCCGCCATCTATTGGGTTAGTGGCGGCAAGCGAGTAGAAGATAAAACTAATGATGATGCTGCAGTCTTTGGTTTGAAACTGCCTCAAAGCAGTGAAGAGCCTGAAGATGTAGATTTTGAGGTATGGGAAGAAAATTGGGAGGCTGTCATGATGTTTTTGCGCATGCAGACCCAATGGACAGTCTCAATGTCAGGTTGTATTGGGTTGAAATACGAGGTATTGCTGTGTTCCGGAGGCTTGTTTGACCTATACAATGTGGAGGATCGCCGCGACGTGCTCGAGCGCATCCAAGTTTTGGAAGCAACGGCCCTAACCGAACTGAGGAAACGCTCTGATGGGAAAAATTGAACCACTCGTAATACAGCTTAAGTTCAAGGACGCTGGCAGTCAGGCAGTTATTGATAAGGTAAAAAATAGTCTTAAGCAACTTGATATTGCAGCAAAAGGCGCTCGACCCAGAATTATGGGCTTGCGCAAAGAGATACTTGCGCAAGGTCAAGCAAGTACAAAAAGTGTTTCAAATATCAATGCACAACGTAGTGCGTTGCAAGCTTTGCGTGATGAAGCAAAGATTGGTGGCAAAGCATTTAATCAGTTAACTGCTGACATCAAGAAACTTGATGCTCAGATGGCTAAAGGTGGAGGAGCCGCACCAAAGAGAGGTGCAGGCGCTCGTAGGGCGACTCAAACAGCTGGTGCAATTATTTCAGGCGGAATCTTTGGTGGTCCTGAAGGTGCAATTGGTGGCGCATTAGGTGCGGTTGGTGGGGTTGAAGGGGCATTCGCTGGTGCTGCAATTGGTGCTCAGGTTGGTGGCATAAGAAAAGCATTAGCTGCTTCGGCTGAATATGCAGCTGAAATCGGTAAGCTAAGAATTGCTTTAGAAGGTGTTACTGAAGTTGAAAACAATGCATCACTGAGTCAGTCAAATTTTAAAGCAGCATTAGATGCTGCCGCTCAAGCAACTAGAGATTACAACGTGCCTCAAGGTGCGGCCGTGGCTGGTATTACACGATTAACGGCAGCTGTAACTGGAGCCGGAGGTCCAGTCGGGGACGCTGCAAAAACATTCAAAAACGTAACGGCAGCAATTAAAGCCACTGGTGGTTCGACGGAGGACGTGCGAGGCGCCATCACTGCGATGGTACAAGTGTTCTCAAAGGGCAAGGTAAGTGCCGAAGAACTTTCAGGGCAACTCGGCGAACGACTCCCGGGCGCCGTGACAATGTTCGCTAAGGCGAACAAGATGACATTGCCTGAGCTTCAAAAGAACCTTAAAGCCGGCACGGTTGGACTCAATGAATTGATGACATTTATAGAAGCATTGGGAGAAGAATTTGACGGCACTGCTAAACAAATTGCAAGCTCAAACGAAGAGGCAGGGGCACGGTTAACTGTTGCTTTCGACAACATGAAACTAGGGGTAGGCAATGCCTTGATGGAGGTGGGCGCACAGTTCCAAGATATATTCGGAAAATTCATCACTGAAATAACGCCAAAGGTCATTAGTGCTTCCGAGGCACTGGCAAAAGCTTTAATTCCTGTTGCCGAGAATCTTGACATCGTAGTAGTAGCGTTAGCTGGAATGGTCGCAGGAGGTGTGCTTGGCTTAATCGCGAAAGGCGTTATTGCGATAGTAGGTGCGATAAAAGCCGCAACGACTGCAACTGCAGTGTTCACTGGAGTGCTGGCTTTGAATCCAATCTTCGCTGGCGCCATAGTAGTAGGTGGGATTGTTGCGGGTATATATGCAATCACCCGAGCATTAAAAGGGCAAAGGGAAGAAATGGAGAGAATTGCAAAGGTTGGAGGCAAGGAGGGAGCAACTGGGGCTCAAAAAGCAGAAGCAATTTCAACACTAAAACGACGGATAGGTGAGCAAGAAACTATTATCGAGGATAACCCTGCTGACAAAACTTCCGACGCAAGAAGTCAGCAGTCAGCTGACAAGAAAAGAAGAAAAGCAGAAAAAGAGCTAAGAAGGCTTGAAAAAAAGCTTGCTTTTGTTACGCGGGTAAGGAAAACTTCCAAGCCAGAAAGCGATGAAGATTTTGAGTACGACCCAGTTAAACCAGACGGTTCCGGTGGCTCTGCAGGTACAGGCACAAAAGACAACACCCAGCGGTTGCTTCAATCGGCAACAGCTCTTGTCACAAAGCAACAAGAGACGCTTAGTATTTTAAGGGCTCAAAACGAAGTCGAAAAGTTATTAAATAAGCAGGCAAATAAACGTGCTGCCCTTGAGCTAAGGTTTGCTAATCTTAAAAAACAAGCCAAAAACGAAGAAGCTGTTACAGCGATTCAAGAGCAGCAGGATGAGGCAACTAGGCTTCAACAACAAGCTCAAAGAGTTCAACTAGAGAATCAAAGCAAAGACGCTATTGAAAAGGCGTTTGCTGGAGTACGCAATCTTGTAGACAAGAACAAAGAGAAAATAGAGACAGACAAAGAATACAACCGACTGATTGCTGAAGGGCTGCTGCCTGCTCAGGCAAAACAGATCATCGCTCTAAATAGACAATTCCAGGCAGGGGATAAGATTTTAGAGCAATATTTACTCGAACTTCAGGCTCTTATTGCAAAAGGAGGCCTTGAGGAAGCAACAATTGCTAACATTGAGAGAGAGATAGAACTGATCAAGCTCAGACGACAAGAGCTTGGACAAGAGACTGAAGATGGCGTCCAAGGCGTAACAGACGATCCTAGCGCAAAAGCAAAAACTAATTTTAAAACTTTCCAAGAAAGCTTCAAGGCTGGCATCAAGGACATGGGTGACTTGTATGGAAACTTAGGCGAAATAGGAGCAAAAGCATTCCAAGGCATGGGGGATATATTGCATCAATTTGTCACTACAGGTAAAGCTAATTTCAAGGAATTCGCAGCATCAATACTGTCTGACTTGTCGAAGGTGTTTATTAAGTTTGCTCTATTCCAAGCGTTAAAAGGAATTGCTTCTGGATTATTTGCCAATGGCGGCGTAATCAACCAAGGGAAGGTTGTTCCTTACGCAAAAGGAGGGGTTGTAAATCAACCAACCATTTTCCCAATGACAAATGGCACAGGTGTTATGGGGGAAGCTGGGCCTGAAGCCGTCATGCCTCTTAAAAGAGGTCCAAGTGGTCGTCTTGGGGTTGAAGTCAATCAAAGTGATATCGCAAGAAATGCAATGAATCGCTATTCACCTCGAGGCGGTTCTTCTGCTGGAAGTTCCGAAGCTCAAACTCAAGAAAATGCTCTAGAACTTGCTAGTACCCCATCAGCTATCGATGTTCGCTACACAGTGGAGCGGATCAATAGCGTCGATTACGTGACTGCTGATCAGTTCCAGAATGGAATGCAGCAAGCTGCACAGCAAGGTGCTAAACAGGGTGAACAGCAAACCCTGAAGCGTTTACAGATGAGTGGTAGTACACGCAAGAGGATTGGAATATGAGCCAATACGCTTTAGGGCATGTCGTAACAATAAACGCTTTGCGGCAGGCAACAAATAGCAGCACTGAAGGGTTGTTCGTGCAATTTCGTTTCCAGAACTTTTTTATCAATCAAGACATGGCATACAAGAGCAATTCCTATGGTTTTGTGCCGTTTGGGTTCTCTGGTGTAACCGTAAATCGTACGGGAGACGGTTTGGAAGCCAGCCTTGTTTTCCCAAATAATGACTTATCTCGCGGATGGGCAGTTTTAGCAATTAGAGATCATTATGTTGTTGAGGTCGAAGTTTTAATTGTAGATTCGTCTGATCCGTCTAGCGGTACGCATACAAGCGTACATAGTTACACCGGGCAGATTACTGGTGGAACCTGGGACAACGTATCGCTGAATTTGCAACTCAGCTCAGTCTTAGACGCTGTTGGAACGGACATTCCAAGGCGTGCTTTGACCAAGAAACTTGTTGGCAATTTGCCAATTGCAAATAATGTCCGACTGCAGTGATCTGATTGGAATGCCGTATCGGCTTGGTGCTGACGGCAGTGATGGTCACATTGACTGCATCCATCTTTGCTATCAAGCCCTGGAGCGGATGGGTATTGACAAGCCACCGTTTAAGCAAAGCTGGTATGAGGCAAGTAAGTGGGATGTGTGCCGGGATTTAATGCGGTGGGGTTTGCGAGTCGAAAAGCCTGCGTATGATGGGGACATTCTGCTGCTACCGCAGCAATCCTGGGCATTCGCAGTCACATGGCAAAAAG